CTGGTTGATGCGGCGTGGCAAAGGGAGGGATTACATCAAACCTGCCATAGTGGCAGGCATTGGTATCCTGCTCCCTCTGCTATTCGCCAAACGCTGGTACACTAGGATGGCAACAGCCGTTGTGACCCTCCCATTAACAGCTGTGGCTACTTACGCCACACTGCCAAGGGAGAGTCTGTCAGCGTTCAAGATGCGTAAGGAGGCCATGGCGGACATGGGGGACGAGAGTGACGCAACCGAATGCTTAGAGGTATGGAAGGCAAAATCAATCAAGGGACCTGATGGTGAGGAGGTGGTTACAGGCAGTCGCATTACTAGGGTAGTAGCGAAAGTGAAACCCAAACGCAACCGCTATGCCGCCAAGATCGCCCAAGTCGCTAGATCTAAGGTAGGTTACCTCAGCAACACACCCGAGAACAGACTTATCTATCAGAGGGTTCTCATAGAGATATTGGACAAGGACTGCGTTAGGTACTGTGACAGGGATGCCCTGTTACCTGTAGCTATCGGGCTCTGTTTCGTATACCAGGAAGGTGTGAGGGAAGCGTCTCAACTCTGGGGCTCTACGGAGTCCCTGGGGTTGAAATAGGGAGGCCTAGTGCGCCTGCCTGGCACTGTGACACGCACCAACAATGATATCCCATCCGGTGTGTTACAGAGTCAGGAGGTGTTTCAGGTCCGCATAGGACCTCCCGTATCCAAGGAGCGCAGTATATATATGGTTTCAGGTTGTCCATCACAGGCGCGCTTCTTGGTTCACAATCATTGCCTGGCAAACCTGAAAAGGGGTCTTGTGGAGAGGGTTTTCTGTGTCGAGAAAAACGGGAAACTCGTTCGCACTCCACAACCTGCTAAAGGAGCCTTTGCTAGTCTTTCCCCGTTCAGGAAAGCGGTAGTGGAAGAGGTCGGAACTGCCCACCGCCTTGGTTATGACGGATTTCTGTCATACTATAGCGGCGTGAAGTTGCGTACTTATTCGAATGCCGTGGAGAGTTTGCATATCCAATCTGTAAACGAGAGAGATAGTCATCTGACAACTTTCGTTAAAGCAGAGAAGATATCGACTAGCAAAGGTGACCCAGCGCCTAGGGTGATCCAGCCTCGATCACCTAGGTACAATGTTGAGTTGGGGCGTTATCTGCGGCATTTAGAGTCCAAGTTGATGAAAGCCGTTGACACTGTATATGGTGAGACCACGTGCATCAAAGGATACACAGCCGATGAGGTTGGCATGATCTTCAAGAACAAGTGGGACAGGTTTCACAAGCCTGTTGCCATTGGCCTTGACGCCTCACGGTTTGATCAGCACTGCTCTGTGGAGGCCCTCCAGTTTGAACATGGGTTCTACAAGGCACTTTACCCCAATAACAAGCTCTTGGACAAATTGTTGTCCTGGCAGTTGGTTAATAAAGGAAAGGGGTATGTACCTGATGGTGGAATTTCCTATGTAAAAGAGGGTTGTCGCATGAGTGGGGACATCAATACCTCTTTAGGTAATTATTTGCTGATGTGTTCTATGGTGTATGGGTTTATGAGATTCTTGGGCATCAACGAGTACAGCCTCGCCAATTGTGGTGATGACTGTGTGTTAATTGTCGAATCTCGTAACTTGGATCAGGTTCAGTCTAAACTCCCGGAATATTTTCTTAGGCTTGGTTTCACCATGAAGGTGGAGAAGCCTGTGTATTGTCTCGAGGAGATTGAGTTTTGCCAAGCCCACCCAGTACAGTTTCAAGGCGGTTGGAAGATGGTTCGTAATGTCAGAACGGCCATGTCTAAGGATGTACACTGTGTCAACAATATACGTGATATACCAACGCGTAAGGCCTGGAGTAATGCACAGCATGTGGGAGGCATGGCCCTCTCGTCTGGCATACCAGTGGTAGAGACCTTCTACTCACGCTTCAGGACCTATGATGTTGTAAAACACCAGAGAATTGACACAGTCACAAACCAACATAAGTGGCGTGGTGCCGGTGGGGCCCATGTGGTTACCCCCGAAAGTCGCGCATCTTTTTGGCAGGCGTTCCGATTAACTGGAGATGAGCAACATGCTCTGGAGGACCGTCTAATGAGATGGGAGATGGACTTATGTGGAATCGAGGGCACAGACTCGTGTGAGCCTAGTGTCCTAGATTTCGCCGCAGCTTGACCAACAACTCGGCACACAAACGCACACAACATGACTAAGGCTAAAGGAAATGACAGGATCAGCAGATTGGAGGTGCTCGTGGAGAGGATGACCGCTATAGCCCCCGGCAAAACCAAACGGAAGAACCGGAAGGCCAAGCCGGCCAGATCATCTGTCGTCACGGCACCAGTTGTTGGCAGCGCCATCATTCGCAGCCGCGTGCCCAGGGTCCTGAACAGTAGGGAAGGCGTCGTGGTGTCTAACACGGAGAGATTCTCCATTCTTACGACAGCCGTCGGCGCAACGACCTTCTCCAGGATCGACATTACACCCTCGAACGTGCTATGGCTGAATGGGGTGGCTATCAATTACTCCAAGTACCGGTGGATATCTGTGCAGATGTACTACATACCTATCGTTCCTACAACACAGACAGGTCTCATGGCGATGGGGTTCGTATATGATGTCAATGACAGCATGACGGGCACCACGGTGGGGATAGTTCAACAGATGTATGGAGCGGTCAGTGGCCCTATTTGGGCTGGGTATGAGGGTGGATCGGGCTTGAACACACCAGGTACTAAGGTTCCTACTGGTGCTTTATGCATCACGCTGGATACTGGGAGGCTTGATAAGTCATACTACAAGTACGCCACTGTAGCACAAATAGGGGCCATGTCGGGGCCAGAGGCGGCAATGTACGTGCCGGCAAGCGTGGTTTGGGCAACTGACTCAGCTGCTGTCATACAGGGCGGCGCTGGGCAGATTATGGCCAAATACACCGTCGAACTGCTTGAACCTGTACCAGCTACACTTAACGACTAGTGTGCGCATAGGGGCCTCTTGAACAAGACCAGTTCATGGATGCAGAATACGAACAAGTCAGTAAGCCATGGAACGAGCTATACAAGGAAGCGACGCTTGGCAACAAGCTGGTGGTCAACGTCGGGTCGGAGGATGCGGAGATTCCTTTGCTCCCTTCCAACTACCTGACGAAAGCCCGACTAGCGATGAGTGGCGGTTACATCACGATGCGTATGATCCGGATACGGATTGTCCCCTTGGTTTCAAGGAATTCTGGAGTGTCGGGAAGGCTATTTCTAAGAGATATCACAGATACGACTGGAAAGAAGCTTCACTCGACAGAGCTCTTGGATCTTGGCAAGGAGATAAGGTTATCACTGAGGCATCTCGATTTCTCGGTGTCGACCAGGTCAGCTGTACCTATAGTATTCGGGTTCGAGGAGTTAGTATCACCCTATCTGGAGGGTCGAGAGCTCTTCTCCGTCTCGTTTCGATGGCAGATCGGATTAAGCGCTCAGAGCTACAGTTTGCCACAAGTGCCGTGGAAAGTGTTGTATCAAGAGGATGCCCTGAGGAGGAAACTCCCAAAGAAAGCGAACAAGACAAACTCTCCGCCTAATGTCTGATGATGTGAGGGACGTGGACTGTGATGTGGTGGTGCGGTACCATGGCTGGTCCCCATGGTAATGCGTAGGACAACACAGTTCATTAAGACTCACTGATGATGGCACTAGGCACGGTTCACCCCCATCCTTCGGGAGGGCTATAGGGGGTGACCGGGTTACACCACCGGAAGACCGGAAC